CCCTTTCGCCTTCTTCATAACGTAGCGAGCTACATATGCTGCACTCTGATAGGTGCAGCTGCCTATTCTGTGGTACCCATGGGGCCACAGTTCCTCTAATTCGGGTGATACATATAGATTATTACCTAACTTTGTTTCCCATAATTGTTTGTCTGGAAAATCATACCCGAATATTAACGCATGATAATGCGGTCTTTTGTTTTCATCACCGTATTCACCGCAGTGGAAAAACCGAATGTCTTTTCCTGTTTTTTTGCGGAGACGTTTCATAAATTTTTGAAACTCGGTGATATCCAGAGACCAAGGGCGAGGGCGCTGCTCTAATGTCTCTGGATTGATTGTTAATGTTATAAAACTATTGTGTTCATGCATTTGTGCTTCGTGCATGCATCTAATTGCCCATTCGCGGCTATGTTGGAGTCTACACCCCCAACATTGACCGCAAGGCAAATTAAAACCCTTTGCGAAAGCAAAGGGTTTATTAAAGACCACTTTGCCCTCATTTTTGAAAGCGAGTAGTGGATGATAACATGCCATATTATAGCCTTATTCCACCTCGCATTGGCTTTGCAAAGTTATTTGGCCGTACCGCCATAGCTGTTTTTGTAAATAGTTTCTTGCTCTTGTTTTTTTTCATTTTGCTTCTGTACTTCATCTGCTTCTGTCCTTTCATAAAGTTGTAACCAAACTTCGCCTTTCTCGTTTGGCATTGGATAGGTTTCCAATTTCATACTAAATTTGTCTTCGCGTTTAAATGCCGCTCCTACTGTTATCCAATTTGTTCTGTCCCCAGATTTTTTAGCTTGGACTACTTTATAATTCACATTCCACACATTAACCTCCTTTGGTGTCAGTAGGCCCAGTTAACATCAAGCAGTTAACTGGGCCTGCGAGTCCTTACTCCCCAGCTTCTTGGGGAGCGGGAGGTGCGGACTCGCTTTTTGGTGTCACCTCCACCTTCGTGTCGGGCGCTTTCGCTAACCCCATTTTAATCATTTCTTCCGAGTTTTTCGGATCGGTGACAAATTCAAAAAATAATCCAGCATTATTGTTGAATTGTTCCCGAATGTGACTCGGAATTGTTGCAAAGCTTTCGTTCGCTTCACGAACCATGTTAAGAGCTTCTGCATATTCATTAATTTCTGAATAATCGCCATATTGCGCTATTCCTTTATTTACGTTTGCAATTAGACCTGTACGGTCATATTGCTTAATAATATTTCGCACGTCGGCTGCTGCCGCGTGTGATTGTTGTGTAAGGCTATCGCCTGTTGTTTCAAAGCCTTGACGAGTACGATCGCCATAGGCTGTTTTAAATTTTGATTTCGTCATTGTATTGCCTCTATTGCCATTTCTAGTAATTCTGCTGGTATTTCTATACCGAATTTTCCGGCTTCTTTGATTACTTCTGCCACTAGTTTTGGTGTAATACGTGGCTGTATTCCGTCACCGGTAATTTTATATTGTTTGCTACCGCGTACAATTTGACTTGTTATTCTCGCTATGTCCCCATAAGGACCGCGAACATCTTTTCCAACTGCACCTTTTTCGATTGCGTTGATAATTTTACTTACAACTGCTTTAGGTGATGTTTCTGCTATATCTGAATTGATATCTAACTGTCGTGTTGTTGCTTCTGACTGCCTTGTTTGCGCGCGGGTTTGTTGAATACCCGCCATTGTTTGCGCACCTTTCAATCCTGCTGAATATGAGTCTTGAAACGTCATTTTTTGACCGGTGAAGCTCGCGCCTTGCGGGGTCGAAGCTCCACCGAGTTTTGCTGATAAGATGGGATTCAGGCCTGCTGCACGCAGATCAGCTACTTGCCTTTGATGTGCCGTATTGCTCATACGCTCTTGGAACGCCATTTGTTTAGCTGTTGACTCTGCTGACAGTTGATTTGCATAAGCGTTATTCGCTTCGTTACGTTTATTCGCTCTATGCTGTCCGTAGTACCCTAACGTGGCACCAGCTATTTCTGCCCACATCTAGTTACACTCCTGTATTTCAATTAATAATGCATCACCGATAGAGCAGACTACATCTGCCCACGGTTGCATATTATTGTGGATTAACCACATAACTAATGATCCAAGAATGACCGGAAGCGCAAACTTCCGAGCCATTTGGATCACTATGTACCATCTACTATTCATACTAGAAATGGTCGATCAGACCAGGCACTGAATAAACAGGCATTGGCCGTGTTGTTTTAAGATCGAAATACCAATCGAAGATAAACTGTGGTTCCGTTGTGACTGCAATAACACGATCGACAGGCGGATTCTCTTCGATGAACGATGCATTTAATGCCGGCAGCGCTGTAAAGTCTTGTGCCAGATGCCATACATCTAGGCTGCCTGCTGCGTTACTACGCATTTTGCCAGTAATCTGGCTTGGTTTATATCGGTATTCTGCATAACGCTCTTGATAACCGAATGTTTGTGTATCAGCTGATGTGCCTTGTGCATAGATTTCTTGATTTAATACTGCTTGCTCGCCAAGGTGGGCGAGGGCTGGCCAATAGAAATCCCAGCGATCCCGCCGTGACCACATACGATTCATTCCTTGTTGGTATGTAAGATCCGCAAATACACAAGCCATGCCGATTAATACGCCATGTTCTACAAATGATTTGGTAAATCCACCGCGAGTACTCATTGTTCCCAATGCTGATAGGTTACCTTGCGGTGATGTTGCGTCTGATGAACTTGTTTGTGGTACTGGCTGCATTTGTAATTCTGTTTTGTTGCCGCCTAAATATTCTGGACGTTGCAACCTTGCATCTGGCGATGTTACTCCGAAATGTGATTGAAGAATTTCGGTGTATCTTGTGCCGCCGCGCGCGTCACGCTCATAAAGACGTTGAATTTGGAACGCTTCGCGTAATTCGTTGATTGTTGCTGCTGTTGCATCACTTAGATCAGCATACAAAGTGTTACCAGGTGAACCTGTACCCACAGTAATTGGATTACCTGTAGTGATAGCATACAAACTTGCGTTAGCGCTTTGTGACGTGCTGTAAACTCCAATATTATTAGGTGTTGGATAAGCAGGACCATCGACAGCAATTGGAGCTTGGGTTCCCAATGGCAATGACACTGCGTCACCTTTTTGTGGCCATGGCAATGCTGATGTAAAATAATCGTGGCGTTTGCCACGTTTTTGTAATGTGTAATCTGAAATATTATCTGGACCATCGCCTTTGTCTACTACGAGGCTGTCTTGCAGATTTTCGTCCCGAAACCATTCGTTCCAGATGAGGTTGTATGCTCTACCATGCAGGTTATTAAAATCGATACCAGCAACTGCTGTTGGAAGACCCATATAATCGTATAATGTATCGCCTGCAATTGTTACGTTTTGAATTTGTGGTACTAAATAATCTGTTGTATCGCCTGGATTATCTTGTGCGCCATTAAACTTTTCCCAGTTATCCCAAATCAGTCTGTTTGGTACGAAGAAAAAGAATGTTTCCAAATACATATTATCCATCAATGGATAAATTGGTGTAGCTAAACGACCAAAGCCGTTAGCGTTCATTTGAAAGGTATCGCCGGGCAATACTTCGTCTACATAAATGGGGACCAATAGGCCTGAATCAAATGTTGTTTTCAGCCCATGTACACGACTAAATGTACTGCGTTGAATTTCCGCGTTTGGTACTCGGCTAAATTCGTGACTCATTGTTGTGGGCAGGGTGCCCATTGGTCCACCTAGCATATTATTCTCCTAGTGTTTCAATCTCGATGATTTTGTTTGGTTTTGTTTGTCCGGTAATAACACCGGTTGTTTCGTCAAATTCACCCAATCTATGCAGCGAAAAATCGCTGGGGTGTTTTGCGAACGCATGATCTTTGTTGTTAATCACAATATCTTGGACAGCTCTAATAGCTGTGCCGTCTTTTACTTCTAGAAAAGGCTGTGAATACATCTCTGCTTTTCTGTCAAATACTGCGTAATATACTTTCGTCATTTTCAACTCCCTTGAAATATAAGTTCAAGGGAATTTTACGCATAATATACATTACGAGTCAATAACATATGTAACTGTTTATTTTGACTCTTGTTTACCTGTAAATGATTCATTTCATGACATTTTACAGGTTTCGGATCAGCCTTTCTAATTTTTTTATTTTTATTTCCTCTGACACCCATAGCTGATCCATAGCTTTATTGTACTCATTGATTACTTCCGGTGCTTGCGCTTTTCGCTTTTCTTTTATTTCCTGATAATAATCAGGATCGTATTTTTCTAATTGTTTATCATAGTACCTTGGTACTTTCATTTTGATGTTTTCGTGGACGATATAATCGTGACGGTGTGCGTCAGTCCACCCATATTTCCAATACCATGATTCTCCAATTCCCGCGCGGCGGGACATTGTCGCGTAT